ACCAGGCGCGCGCGTGAATTTCTCCGGCCGCCTCCGGATCTGAAACCCTCAGCTTGGGCGGAGGCAAATATCAAGATCCCGGTCGGCAATGCCGTGCCGGGACCGATGCGCTTTGACAATGCGCCGTATCAGCGTGAAGTGATCGACATGACCGCCAACTCGCGGTGTGATCGCATCACGTTGATGTGGGGCGCGCAGGTTGGAAAGACGCAGACCGCGCTTGCCGCACAGGCCTACCGCATTGGTTTCAATCCTGTTTCGCAGATGATGATGCAGCCCAGCCAGGGCGACCTGACCACGTGGCTGGAAACCAAGTTCAATCCCATGGTCGAGGCCAACGAGGGGTTGCAGAACGTTCTGGCAAAGCCACGCGGCCGCGACGGTGTGAATAACCAGCGCATGAAGAGCTACCCCGGCGGGTTCCTGATGTTCAGTTGGTCAGGATCGCCCAAGACCATGCGTGGCCGGTCAGCGCCATTCATCGTTTGCGATGAAACCGACGGCTATGATCGCACCAGTGAGGGCCATCCTGTCGGTCTGCTGTGGCAACGGGCTGCGACTTTCGGGGATCAGAAACTCCTGTTGGAAATCAGCACTCCAACCATCAAGGGGGAAAGCTGGATTGAAACCGCGTTTCTTGAGGGGGATCAACGGCACTTTCATGTTGTGTGCCCGCATTGCGCGCACAAACAGACGCTGAAATGGTCGCAGGTTTCATGGGGCAAGGATGACGATGGCCAGCACTTGCCGGAAACGGCCACCTACCTTTGCGAGGGGGAAGGATGCGGCACGGCCTGGAATGATGCAGAGCGCTGCGCCGCCATCCGAAATGCAGAGGCGCAGGGGGGCGGGTGGATCGCGAAGAAGCCGTTTCGCGGTCATGCCTCCTATCATCTGTCTGAGCTCTACAGCTGTTTTCGGTATCTGAAAGACATTGTGCAATCGTTCCTGGACAAACGTGCTGCCGGGGATCTGCAGACTTTTGTGAACGTCTCGCTGGCTGAAACCTGGGAAGAGGCGGGCGACCAGCTGGAATCCTCTGTTTTGATGGCGCGGGCGGAGGAGTTCCGGGCACCGGTGCCAATGGGCGCTGGGGTTCTGACCGCCGGGATCGACATGCAGAATGACCGGCTCGAGGTCGAAATCGTAGCTTGGGGTCTTGGCGAGGAGTCGTGGTCTGTCGATTACAAGGTATTGTGGGGCGATCCGCTGCAAGGTGACGTCTGGGATGAACTGGACGAGGTGCTCGCAGAAACCTGGACCCATGAGAGCGGGGCAGAGTTGCGGATCTCTGCCGCTTGTCTGGACACCGGCGGCGAGGGCGGACGGACACAGGCCGCCTATGACTATGCGCGCGAGCGACTGGGCCGCAAGGTCTTTGCCGTGAAAGGTGTCGGAGGCTGGGGGCGCCCCATCGTGACCCAGCCCAGCAAGATCCGTCAGCGGGGCCTGCGCCCGGTGTGGCTCCATTCAATCGGTGTGGATGAGGCGAAGGTCGTGGTGGCTCAGCTGGCGCGCATTCCGGCGCCAGGTCCGGGGCACTGCCACTTTCCGGTGGATCGAGATCCTGCCTGGTACGACATGTTCACGGCAGAGACACTGCGCACCAAATATCTGAAAGGCTTCCCGATGCGGGAATGGCAGAAGGTGCGCCCGCGAAATGAGGCCTTCGACTGCCGGGTCTACGCCTATGCTGCCCTCAGCATCTTGCGGCCCAATATCAAACGCTTGGTGTCGGCTCTGGAAGTGCCGAAAGACGAAGATCAGGACCTCGATCAGGCACCGCAAGGTGAGGCTGTGGAAAATCTGCCAGAGGATACAACGCCCCCAAATTCCGACAGTGGCCAAAAGCGCCGACGGAGAAAACGACGAAAATCAAGGCGGCGCCAACCTTTTGAATAGGGCGAAAACGTGGGCGCACTACCAGCTGAAATCGGGGCAGGGGTTACCTTTCGGGCGAGTGTATGCCTGCCGGTCTACCCCGCAACGGAATGGGGGCTTTCGCTGATCATGCGCGGCGCCAGCCAGATTGATCTGGTGGCGGATAGTGACGGCGAAAATCACAACCTGCACGCAGCGGCCAGCGAGACTGCCGGTTGGTTGCCCGGTCACTACCGCTATGAACTGCGAGTGGCCGACGGATCAGATGTGATCACCGTTGAGGCGGGCGAGGTGCGGATCGCGCCGGATCTTTCTGCGCAGGGCGCTGGCGTCGACAATCGTGACCACGTCCGCAAGGTTCTTGATGCGATCGAGGCGGTGATCGAAAACCGGGCCAGCATCGATCAGCAGAGCTACCAAATCAACAACCGGTCGCTGCAGCGGACGCCATTGAGCGAGCTTTTGAAGCTGCGTTCCCGCTATCGGGCAGAGTTGGCGGCAAAGAGCGCGAGCCGTAAGCGTCGGGGCATGGGCCGCACAATCAAGGTGCGCATGCCATGATTGGAAAGTGGTTCCGCCGTTCTCAACCGACAGCCGCCGATGCCGGGCAGCGAATAGCGCCCCCCATGATCGCGCCAGCCCGTCGACGTGGCGCGCGCTTGTATCAGGCCGCGCAGGCGGATCGGGTCACCTCTGGTTGGTCAACGTCGCCACTTCCTGCGGATCAGATTGTACGCCGGAATTGGCGCGCGCTGGTGGCTCGCTCCCGTGAGCAGCTGGTGAACAATAGCTATGCCAAGGCGTTTCAGCGCAGCGTGCGCCGCAATGTCATCGGCCAGAAGGGCTTCATTCTGCAGGCCCAGGTGCAGGGCGCTGATGGCAAGCCCGATGCAGATGCCAACCGCGCGATCGAGGCGGCATTCAAGAAATGGAGCAAGGCCAAGAACTGCGATGTGAAGGGCGTCAGATCCTTCCTGCAGATCCAGAAAACACTGGTCAACGGGCTGCCGAGCGATGGCGAATTCATGGTGCGCCACGTTTATGGTCGCGACGCGGGGCCTTGGGGATATGGGCTGCAGATCCTTGATCCGGTCAATTGCCCCGTCGACTTTGATGAGGACCGTCGGCCCAATGGCCGCTTTATCCGGGCGGGCATCGAATACACCAAAATGGGGCGGCCGGTTTATTACTATTTTCACACGCTCGACGTGTCGCAGTCGGACTATTCTCATGCTGGTCGCGCCTTCATTCGGGTGCCAGCGGATCAGATCATTCACTGGTTTGAAGAGGATCTGGTTGGGCAAAAGCGTGGCTTGCCCTGGATGGCAACAGCCCTTCTTCGCATGCGCCAACTGGACCAGTTCGAACGCGCGGCCCTGATCAATGCGCGCGAGAGCGCGAACAAGCTTGGTGTGATTGAGTGGGACGAGGGTTTCGGGCCAGAGCCTGAAAGCGATGATGATGACGGCGAAGCTGCTGAAGTAGAGCTCAGCAGCGAAGCGGGGATCTATCACGAGATGCTGCAAGGCCAGCGTCTCAAACGGGTTGAGAGCCCTTATCCAAACGGCGAAATGGCGGTGTTTTCAAAGCACAACCTTCGCGGCGTCGCCTCTGGTCTGGGGGCCGCATACAACGATCTCGCCAATGATCTTGAGGGCGTGAACCTGTCGAGCATGCGCCACGGCATGCAGGCCGAGCGGGACCGTTGGAAGGAGCTCCAGGAAAGCCTGATCGAGAGTTTTATCTCGGAGGTCTTCGAGAAATGGCTCGAATATTCGCTGATTGCCGGAAAGATCACCTTGGACAACGGCGCGACGTTGTCACCTCGCCATCTGTCCAAATACCTCGATGCAACTTTCCATGCCCGCCGGTGGGACTGGATGGACCCATCCAAGGATGTGAAGGCCGACGCCGACGCGGTTGAAAACCTGTTCAAGTCGCGCGGCCAAGTGATCCGGGAGCGGGGCCGCAACCCGCGTGACGTGTATCGCGAATTTGCCGAGGACATTCAGGCGATGAAAGACGAGGGCATCCCGCCCGAAATCATCGCAGCGCTGATCACCGCGAAATCAAAAGGAGGGTCCCCAAGTGTCCCAGCAGTCGAAACCGACCCCGATGAAACCATTGCAGGCGGAGGAAACGACAGTGCGCAAGCCGAGTGACCTGATCGGGAAATCCCTGACCCGCTCGCTGACACCTGAGCAGATCAACGCTGGGCAGCGTGGCGGCGCTCAAGGCCTGCAGCGGGTGGCCGAGGTTGTCAACATTGACGAAGAGGCGCGCACAGTTGAGCTCGCGTTTTCTTCTACCACGCCGGTAATGCGGTGGTTTGGTGAGGAAGTCCTTTCCCATGAACCGGGCGCGGTCGACCTCGAGCGGCTGAACAACGGTGGCGCGCTTTTGATGGACCACAATTGGCGCGATCAGATCGGCGTCATTGTATCCGCCCGGATCGATGCCGACCAGGTTGGCCGGGCAGTCGTTCGGTTTAGCCGCAGCGCGCGGGCCGATGAGATCTTTCAAGACGTGGTGGACGGTATCCGCAGCCACGTATCGGTCGGCTACTCAGTCAGCGAAATCAAAGAAGAAAAACGCGAAGGCCAGGCCAATCTGGTGACCGTCACCCGCTGGGCTCCTTTTGAAATCTCGATGGTTGCAGTCCCCGCAGATCAGACCGTGGGCGTAGGGCGCTCTGGGGAAAATCTGCCAGAGGTGACCGGGGGCGATACCGGCCAGATTGCAGAGGATGAAACAGGCGCGGGCAATGGAGCCGCGGGCAATCAGCAAAGGGAAATTGAGATGAAAACCATCATCACCCGCGACAGTGAGGGCAATCTTGTCCGGGCAAAAGTTGACGAAAACGACAATATTGTCGAAGTCGTGGAAATGCTTGAGCGTGCAGGGGCAGGCGACGCTGCCCTGGTGCAACGTGGGCGCGAGCAGGAAGCAACCCGCGTGCGTGAGTTGACCGAGCTTGGCAGCCAGTACAACGCCGAAGATCTGGCTTTGGAACTGATCCGCGGCGGTCAGGGTGTTGAGGATATGCAATCCCGACTGCTGGACCATCTGCACCAGCGCAGCACCAATCACCGTCAGATCATGGACCGTTCCGATATCGGTATGACGGATGACGAGGCCGACCAGTTTTCTTTCCTGCGCGCGATCCGGGCGCTGGCCAACCCGGCAGACCGGGCAGCCCAAGAGGCCGCAGCGTTTGAATTCGAGGCATCCGATGCAGCGGCAGAGGTGCAGGGACGGGATGCGCAAGGCATCATGATCCCGATGCACGTGCTGATGCGTGCCCCGCTCAACACTGGCACCGGTGGCGTTGGTGCAGGCGATACCGGCGGCAACGCGATTGCAAACCCGCTGTTGAGCCAGAGCTTTATTCAGATGCTGCGGGCACGCACGATCCTGCTGCGCCTTGCAACGCCTCTTATGGGGCTGGTCGGCAACCCCGATATCCCGACGCAGGAAGGTGGCGCAACTGGCTACTGGATTGGCGAAGATGGCGAGGCCGCCGAGGATATCTTGAGCCTTGGCCAACGCCAGTTTTCGCCGAAGACTGTGGCCGCATATTCCGAAATCACGCGCCGCACGCTGAAACAGACCAGCATGGATATCGAGGCTCTGGTCCGCAGTGATCTGGCGCTGGCGCTTGCGACATCGCTGGACTTTGCGGGCTTCTACGGCACTGGCACGGATGATCAGCCCCTGGGGATCGCCAATACCAATGGCGTGAATGTGGTCGATTTTGCCGGTGCAGGGTCTGGTGGTGGCGTGGCCATGCCGACCTGGGACGATGTGATCAAGATGGAAAGCGAAATCGCTGCGGCCAATGCGGATGTTGATCGCATGGCCTACGTCCAGAACGCCAAAATGCGGGGCCACTTCAAAAGCACACAGAAGTTTGCAGGCACCAACGGGGCGCCGATCTGGGAAAGCGACAACACCGTCAACGGGTATCGTGGTGAAGTCACCAACCAGATCAAGCAGGGTGATGTGTTCCACGGCGACTTTGGCAATGTCCTGGTTGGCATGTGGGGCGGTCTGGATCTCACTGTCGACCCCTACACCCACAGCCGCCGTGGCCGTCTGCGCCTGATCGCGATGCAGGACGCGGACTATGTCCTGCGTCACCCTGCGGGCCTCTGCTACGGCACCGACGCCAGCTGACGATCGCGAACAAATCCTGAGCCTTGGCCCGGTAGGGCCGGGGCCTGAATGCTCCCTGAAAGGATGTGAGAAGATGGAAAAACAGACCAAGGCCCCAAAGTCCGAATACAAGGTCGCGAGCGCGTTTGTCTGGGGCGGTAAAATCCAGAAACCCGGAATGAAAGTGTCTCTGACGAAGGCCGAGGCCCATGGGCTGATCAAGCGCGGCAAGGTTGAAGAGGGCACTGGCCGCCAGGCAACTGCGAAAAAGACCACCAATGCCAAGCCCACCGACCCCAAGCAAGATCCCGGCAAAGGTGACTGATGGTTTCGCCCGTTTGGGATGATCTGGACGCCTTCTTGCAGGTGGATGACTTTGCCCTCGAGGCGATGGTCACCCCGCGGGGAGGCGTTTCCCGTCAGATCCGAGGCGTCTTCGATGAGCCGTATTTCAACGCGCAGCTGGGCGAATACGAGGCCGACGCCACGCAGCCCCGGCTCACTTGCAAGGCGGCGGATGTGTCCGATCTGCGTGACCGCGACCAGGTCACCATCAATGGCCAGAACTACTACCTGTTGAGCAATCCGCAAGAGGACGGCACCGGCATGGCAGTTCTCGCCCTCGCGCGGGGCTAAGGCATGCTGTCTTTCGAACTCGATACGCGTGAGTTGAACAAGATCGCCGATGAGTTCGGAGCCAGCGAAAAGGATCTGCGCAACGCCTATTCCCGCGCTCTGCGCCGCACAGCGCAGATCATGAAAACCCGTGCCCGCAAAGGGCTGCGCGAAGAGCTTGGGTTGCGTAA